AAATTCTGGGTAATCGAAACCGAGAGCCTGGACGGCAGCATGAAAGAAGTGCGCGGACCCTTCGAAACGAGGGCCGCTGCCGAGGCGTGCATCCGCCGCGATTTTGAGGAGGTCTGGAATCTCAGCGAATCTCCGTTGGGTGACCGAGACGACGATTGGTCAGGCACATGGCTCATCGTTGAGCAGGTCGCCGAGGTCAAGCCGGTGGCTAAGACGACGCTTAAAGTCGTGCTTCAGGAGGTGAAGGAATGAGCGCGTGGACTCATGTAGGTGAGGGCATGCCGGACTCCGATACGGATGTCATTGTCGCTACAGAGGACGGCCATGTGGAAGCTGGCTTCCACGACGGCATCGACTGGAGATGGCTCTCTGCTGGAGTCATTGAAATTCCCGTCACGCATTGGATGCCTTTTCCGAATCCACCGGAGGGACAAAAGTGACGGCCACTTTTGCAATAGTGCTTGCAGTTCTATCCCTCGGGAGCTGCTTCGCGTCCTACCACATCGGAAGGCGCTCAATGTGGGATGAAATAAAAGACCACCGCGAGCGCCGGCGCCGCTGGGAGGAGTTCGACGATGAGGACTGAGACGATCCTTGCCATCGACCCCGGCACGACGCACAGCGCTTTTGTCCAATATCGTGCGGACGAGATCCTTGATCACGGGTGGATTCCGAATGCGGAGATGCGGCAGGTGCTTATCGGCCGCGAATACGACCGTTGCGCCATTGAAATGATTGCCAGCTACGGCATGGCGGTCGGGGCTTCGACTTTCGAGACCTGTGTCTGGATCGGTCGGTTTACGGAGGTGGCTCAAGTGGAGCCGGTTCTTTGCTATCGCAAGGACATCAAACTTTTTCTCTGCGGCACGATGCGAGCAAAGGACGCCAATGTGCGCCAAGCCTTGCTCGATCTCGTCGGACCGCAGGGAACCAAGGCCAAGCCGGGCCCGACATACGGCGTCAAATCCCATAGTTGGGCGGCACTGGCAGTGGCCGTTTTCGCTGCCGCAAACACCAAAAAATGAAAATAACAAAAGGAAAACAGACACGGCCACAGCGCGTGGTCATTTACGGAGTGGAATCGGTTGGCAAGACGACATTTGCCGCGCAGTTTCCAAATCCATTGTTCCTCGACATCGAGGGAGGCACGGCACATCTCAACACCGACCGCTGCGAGATTAACAGCTGGTCGGAACTCAACGGCGCACTGAAGGAGGTCGCAGCCAGCGACTACCAGACGGTCATCATTGATTCGGCAGACTGGGCGGAGCGCCTATGCGTCGAAGACCTACTCGCCAGCACCAAGAAGGCCAGCATTGAGGATTATGGCTACGGAAAAGGCTGGGTGATGGTGGCCGAACGCATGAGCCGGATGCTGACGGCGCTGGATTCGCTAATCGCGAATGGCAAACATGTCGTGCTACTCGCTCACAGCAAGGTCCAGCGCGTGGAGCCGCCGGACCTTATGACGGCCTACGACCGTTACGAGCTGAAGATGAGCAAGCAAAGCTCGCCGCTCGTCAAGGAATGGGCGGACGAACTCTGGTTCTTTCGGTTCAAGACAAAAGTTGTTGAGTCAGAGAACGGCAAGGCCAAAGGCACCGGCGGCAAGCAACGCATCATCCTGACCACACACTCGGCAGCATACGACGCGAAGACACGCAGCGGATTGGCTGAAGAGTTGCCGATGGAGTGGGAGTCGGTCGCGCATTTATTCGCTACAAGCGCAACGCCAAGAGCGAAAGCCGAACCGGCGGTGGTTGTGGTCGGTGCCGAGCATGTGCGGGCATTTGAGATGCTCGAGGCTAACGAGGATGCGGTCAACGCCTTCCTGATCTCCAACAAGAGCATCAAGCCAGGACAAACTTGGCGCGATGTCTCGGAGAAACTCCGCGCAAACATCGTGGATCGCCCTGAGGCATTGATTGCCAAGGCTACTGAGTTGAAGGAGGCCGCATGAGCAAAGAACTCACCCCCTCCATGGCGCCAAAGCTCGCGGAATGTGCCGTATTCGTAGGAGCATCCGGTGCGTCGGCGGCAGCCGAGCGCGGGACGGCTATTGATAAGGCGCTTCGGTTTGCAATGGATGGCGATGAGTCACATTTGCAACAGTTGCCTATAGCCGACCAAGAATCTGCCGCTTGGGGCATTCGCACGCTCCTCAAGCTATCTGGTGGCGAGCATGTTGAGACCCGCGAGGAATATCTCGCAATGGCAGTGCCGGGACTCTCGAAGCTCGGCACCTCTGACGCTCTTTGCAAGCGCAAGCGCTGGGTGGCAGATGTAAAAAGCGGCCAAGTCAGAAATTACCGCCAGCAGCTTGCAGCCTACAGTTTAGCCTGTATGGAGGATCATTTCGCAGAGTCTTGGACCGCGCATGTGATCTACATAGATCAGCGGCTCGTGCGGTCCTACGACTTCACCCGCTCAGAAGCCGAGCAGATTACGCAGGGATGGATCTCCGAGGCCACGAGCGAGGACGCCAAGCCGACGCCGAATGAATACTGCGGCTGGTGCGCCAATTTCAACTCCTGCAAAGCCATCGTGCGTCAGGCAGAGGGCGCCTTGGCTTTGGTCAAAACGGACGGCCTGAGCGTTGACAAGATGCTGCAAGAGATCATGGCAGATCCTATTCAGATGAGCGTATTTGCCTCAAATTGGAAGACGGCAGAGAAGCACATCGCCGAGCCTGTTCTGGATGCACTCAGAGCGCGCCTTGAGGCCAACGAGGAGATCCCCGGCTGGAAGCTCACGAACCCCAAGGAAAAGGAATACATCGAACCTAATACAGCCGTGGAAACGGCGTCAAAGCTCGATGCCGGTCGCGCCTTCCTAATTGGCGGCGGGAAGATGAGTGCGGAGAAGTTCCTTGAACTCGCCGAAGAACTGCAAATCGAAAACCCATATCAGTTTGTGAAGACAGCACCCGGCACAAAGCAAATGCGCCAAGTCACCAACAAAACCAAATAATTTCCTCGCAGGCCCATAAAGCCAAAGCAGGGGCAAAGGGGGGCCGCGCATCCCAAAAAACGCGGACCAATCAACCAAATACCACAAAATGCCAACCTACACACAAACCGAACCCCGCGACACCTATTTCGTCGAGCCGGGCAAATACGAGATTGAGATCACCAACGGCGTCGAAAAGACATCACAAGCTGGGAACTCAATGATCAAGCTGACCTGCCGCGTCAAGCTACCAGACGGCACCAACGGGCCAGAAATCTCCGAGCACCTGACCTTTACGGCCAAAGCCGCTTGGAAAATTGACCAAGTGCGCCAAGCACTCGGGCAAGCCGTCGTTCCTGGCGAGGAGGTCACTATCGAGGCCGAAGACTTTGTAGGCATGTCGGCATGGGTGATCTTAGGCGAAGAGGCCGGAAGCACGAACCCGAACGCGCGATTCAACACCATCGAGTGCTGGGTCGAAGCCAAGCAACCCGCCAAGGCCGCAGCCAAGAAAGAAGAATCCGACGAGATTCCGTTTTAACGCAACCCGCAGCCGGGGCGCGGCGGGATACGCGCAGGATTTATCAAAATGCTCCCTGAAATCACTCTCCGCCTAGCGATCTGCGCCAACGCCTGCCCGATCGGCCCGAGGCTCGAGCGCGGGACACCGCTGCCGCCCTACCAGCACACCTACGCTTTGGAGGAACGCCCGCAGGCGGAGGCTGATGCGGAGCGCGTCCGCAAATATATCGAGACCCACCACGGAAAGCCAAATCGGAAATGAATGACATACTTGCAGAAAACAAGCGGCTCCAAGCCAAAATTGACAAATTACTCAACGACAACATGGAACTGACTGCCGTGATTCGGGCGCTGCGGAAGAACGCCAGGGAAGATGCAAAATCGCTTGAAGACGCTCTGGCTGAGATTGAAAGGCTCAAAAACCGCAAATGAGTGAATACCAAATAGACAACGAAATCATGTTCACCCGCGAAGTGCTATGCGCCATGATCCGGCAAGCCGTAAAAGACGCGAAGAACGACCGCGACTACCTGCGGAACAATCTCAAAAACAACCGCGAACGCTACCAACGCACCGCGATTGCATTCTTAAACTCTGCATTTTACCGCGATCTCTGCAAGGCACTCGGGGACTGCTCAGGCATCGGCCTCCCTGCGGACAAAATGCGACTGGAGGCGATGAAATAATATGGCTGGAGAATGGATAAAGGTGGAGAACCACCTGCACGAAAAGATCGAGGTGTCGGCCATCGCTGAACAGACCGGATTAGACCCGGATACGGTGGTCGGGAAGCTCGTGAAGGTGTGGGCTTGGGCGTCACGGAATTGTCACGCTGACGGCGTGACAAGTGTCACGGCTCTCCGTGTCATCCGCGAAATCACGCGCTGCGAGCAGTTCGACGAAGCCCTCGCAAACTGCGGATGGATTCGCATTAAAGGCGAGAAAATCGAGTTTACAAACTTTGACCGCCACAACAGCCAAACCGCTAAAGAGCGTGGACTTGCAACACAAAGAAAGTGGAAGCAACGCGCCAAAGAAGCTGTCACGAAAATGTCACGCCCGCAGCGTGACCAAAACGGGACTAGAGAAGAGAAGAATAATAAGGGGTCTTCGACCCCCCAACCAGAACCGCAACGCTGCCTGTAATCAAATATGCCGACATACACACCCGAAAAAGCCGGAATCATCCAAATGCCACCAGCGGTCCCACGGAACGACACAGCGGAAAAGGTGGCGCTCTCCTGCATTGTCCAGCACCTGGGAACGCTTGACCTGGCCACTTGGCCGGATGAGTTGTTTTTTTCAGAAGCCCACAAGCTCATCCTGCAAGCAGCCAAAGCCTGCCGAGC